GTTTCTCAAAGAACTCAAAACTAAAAAGCTTGTGATGGTTGGGGACATCATAGACATCTATTGTATGGAGAAATACAATACCAGATGGAAACGAGAGCACACCGAATGTGTTCATGCACTTTTGGATTTGTGTAAGAAAGGTACAGAAGTTGTTTATGTTCTTGGTAATCACGAAGGTGCTATTAGAAGGTATTGTACCTTTGAACATAAGAACTTTATGATGTGCGATGAGTATGTTCACAAGGATAGTGCAGGAAATAAGTATCTCTGTACTCACGGAGATAAGCACTCTGAGTATTCTTCTGGTTCTTGGAAGCAACTGATGTTCAACTGGGGTTATGAGTTTATCACACCTTTAAGTATTTGGATGGAAAGGTTCTTTCGGTTCTCTTTGGTGTATTCACTCAAAAATAGTGTAAGAGGAAAGAGTTATATTGATAAGTATGAGAATGATATTATTGGGTATTGTATTCAACAGGATAAGAAGTATGATGGGATTATCTGCGGGCACATTCATTCGGCAAACATTCGTAAGTTTGGTAAGATGACTTATATGTGTTGCGGTGATTTCGTTGATGTGTGTTCTGCGATTATAGAGAAGAATGGTGTTTATTGTTTGGAGAAATACTGATGACTGACGAAGAGTTTCTAAAACAAACAGCAACCAAGGCAGCAAATGCTCTTCATATGCCTTTGGGTGATATTGAACCACTAAAAATGTTAGAAATGTTTTCTTACCTCCACATTCTTTTGGGTGGTGATAAAGAACTTATGATACACTGGTTGAATACTCATAATAAACATTTGGGTTTCAATCCTGCAGCACACTTGACTGATGCTCGTATGGATGATACAATAAGGTATCTTGAAGCAATGGTGGAGCACTAATGAGAATTTCTTTACTTATTGCACACGATAAATTAAATTATCACGTAATTGGTGCCTACAAAAAGAAAGAAAAGGCACTCGATAAAGCACATAAACTAAATCAACAGAGTGAGCCACTCAATGAAAAGGACATTGAAGATATGATCTTTGATGTTACATCTTTTTATGATAATGTTTTTAAAAAGCAAATAACCAAAGAAGAAGCACTTCAATTGATTGATGAATTTGTAAATGTAAGATATCATGTCAAAGATGTTGAGTTACACGAATGAATAAGTTTGCCGTTATCCTATCATCTCTTGTAGATGGTGCAACAGTAAGAATACAGTTTCTTGCAAATAGTTTTATGAGTGCCGAACAACTTGCAACTTATTATAAGTGTAAGAGTGTTACAATCAGTGATGTTTATGTGGAGAAACTGTGACTTATTCTAAACCACTTTTAGGCACAAACAAAAAGAAAACCAAAATGACTTGGTTTGAGTATATCTTCACACATCTGATTCCTACTTGGTTTCAATCATTCAATGATAACTTTGTGATGTGGAGAGATCTTGTAACTGGTGATTACAAGAAGTATGTTCTTCTGAAAAATGATGATCCATTTCAAGAATGTTATGATTGGTTTTGGTGCAGTATCAATCTTGATGAAACATATTCTAAAGAGTTTCTTGAGTATCTGATGCAGATGGTAGATGATATTGAAACTGGTAAAGAAAAAGTCTATCCAATGGATGAAGTTTTTGATAGAGTTAGAAATTTTATGGAAGATTTGAAAGAAGATGATGAATGAAGAATACTTGACTCACGAAGAAATGCTGGAAATTGCAGAAGAACGTCAATCTATGAACGCCAAACAACTTGAAATTGATAAACAGTTTGATGACTGGTTTGAAGAGATGGAAGGATACTCTTTCCGTTATGAAAGGTTCTGGGATGACTTTGACTATGCAAAAGAGTCCAAAGACAACCGAAGTATGGTACAATGGTTGCGAACCGCCTTTGAAATGGGTTACAATGCTGGATCTAAACTTTATGGAGGAACAGAATGAACTACGATGAAGAGTATCCTTTCAATGAGTTTCCTTGGAAGCTCGTTCACAAGGATGGCAAAGAGACGCGCAAGTGTTACTTTCAGTCTGAAGACCATATGAACAAACATATTTCCCGTTATAAATTAAATAAGAAAGATTATAAAATCGGTTATAAGTATGAGTGACAAACAACTAATCGACGACGCATTCTATGTTCAACAATCTGATTGGAAAACTTGGAAGAGTTATGATAAGGATGGGAAACCACTTGTTACATCTCTCACGTCCGAAAACTGTATTGCAGCAACAAGGTTTTATTGCAAAGGTCTCCAAGAAGGATTTGGAGAAGGTGCAACATCTTATGCAGGACAAGTAGATGGGAAACTTTAAAGCTGGAGATAATGTAAGATACCTTGGTTCTGTGGAAGAGCAGGTTAGATGGGGAAGCAATGATAATCCAAAAGGACTTCTGTTTGAAGGTGACATTTATTATGTGGAAAGAGTAGAAATACACTCTTGGCACACAAAGTTACATCTTCGTGGAGTTAGAGGTAAATTCAATAGTGTTTGCTTTGAGAGGGTATGAGTGATACTGACCCTACTGCACCTTGGTATGAGTTTCTATCATACTGTAGATGTTGTGAAAGCTTAAATAGACCAATAAGAATTGGTGGTTTTATGAGATATCAAGCATACCTTCGTGAAATAGGAGTAGTCTGATGTTTAGATGGATTGATGATTTTCTTAAACCTTATCAGATTTCAACATCTGATATGTCAACTTTTGGTAAGATTGTTGCACTGGAAGCAAGAATTAAAAAACTTGAAGCAGAGAATGTAGAACTCACAAACTGTTTGTATGAAGTTGAAAACAGACTACAAGCACAGATTGACAATATCCATCCAGTCACTTATAATCTTAATAACTACACGCTTGATAAGTAAAATGGTTTATGAATTGTTGAGTGAATTTGAACGTGCTCTTGCCCGCTTTGGTGATAAGGTGGGTCTGATTGCTGGAATGGAAATCTCTGATAAAATTACACCAGAAGAAGCATACCAGATGATCAAAGATGAATATAAGGAACTTAAAGCACTTCGTAAAGTTGAAAAGAAAACTTGGGAGGACTGATGGAAGACTCACTTAAGATTGTTGAAAATGCCGATGGTACATTCTCAATGGAATGGGATAAGCAAGATCCTAACTGGTCGTGGTTGAATGGATTGACATCCAAAGAAATACAAATCATTGTAGAACAAGCAATTAAAGATCAATTACAACCTAATGAAAATGAAGGGAATAACGATCCACGATAATTTCTTATCAAAAGAAGATCAAGACTTTGTTATGGAACATTGTGGTGAAGCTCCCTATTTTTCTGGAATAACTGATAACCCAGATACTCCTGCAACTGGAATGTATAGTCCAATATATGAAAAGGATGCTGTTGTCAATCAATTAAAAGTTACAGAAACATATAATCCTAATAGGGTGTATAATCTGTTTCATTCAAGAGTGATGAGAGAATTTTCATCATCAGTGGGGAATATGAGACTTGGTGAAATGTATGTGAATAGTTTTGCACCAACAGAAATTCCATATTTTCACTTTGATATTGATGAGCATAATGAAGGACGAACCTTTCTTTATTATGCAAATAGAGAATGGCATATGAACGATGGGGGAGAGACCCAATTTTTAATTGATGATGAACTGTATGGTGTATTGCCAATTCCAAATCGTCTGGTGATATTTGATGCAAAAATCCTACACCGAGCAACATCATTTAGAAATAGATACCGATTTACTGTAGCAATGCGATATTCCACTTGACTTTCAAACGAATATATCTTATAATTCTCTTACAACACTCTAAAAACCGTGACTGACTACAAGAAATATGCCTTAGGGCAAGTTGAGAACTTTCTGTACGATGCGATGAGTACAGATGCAACACCACAAGAAATCTATGATGTGATTAAAGGTGTTGTTGAAGATAACTATGCAGTTTATACCAAATCAGCAAATCAGGCAAAAGAACTTCTCGATCTTTTGAATGGTAATGGTAATGGTCATTTGACTTGTGATAAAGATGACCCATCAGAAGAATGTAAGAAGTCTTGGACTGATTTTTGGGAAAATCAACAATATACTGATGAAGAACTGGATGCAATGTGTGCTGCTGCAACTTCAGCAAAAAAAGGTAAAGTAAATAAATGGATTCTTCCTGTTGAAGAAACTAAAGACGCAGATACTGACGAAATAGAATACTTCATCACTTTCCCCGATGATTTGTTGGAAGCAGCAGATCTTAAAGAAGGTAATCAAGTTGAGTGGATTGATCAAGGTGATGGTTCTTATTTGTTAAAAAAAGTAAAAGAACCATCTTGGGTAAAGGGTAATGAGCTTGCAAGAGTTAAAACCTATCAAGAAATGATTGATGATGGTTGGACTATGACTGATGATGGATTTTGGATTAAGGAGAACTAATTATGAACAGCGACAGACTTATTCACCCAAAATACCCCGTTCTTAGTTGGTTGAGAATTGTTGGAAACGTATTTTTTATCTTTGGATACGCAGTAATTCTATTCAACAGTGTTGAAATTGGAATTTATTGCCGTTTATTTGGAAATGTGGTTTCTTTCCCATACTTTTATAAAGTAAAAATGTGGGATATGATGACAATCCGCACATTCTTTGCTATTATTGAACTGACAAAACTTATTCAAATTTTATTTTTTTAATTATGGCACTGGGAACACAAGTAGAAGAATCGCTTAAAGAAGCAGAGGCAAGTCTGAGGAATGCATTATCTTATGCGGCAAGAACTGAACGACCAATGGTCTGTAGTGTAATTGCTGATTTGATTCATCGTATTGAATCTGTGATGAGTACAGATTCTCTGTTGGATAAACTGGAGAATCGCAAGCCTGGAAGCAGTGGTGACTTTGGAGCATTTTTTAATGATTGATAATAATCACGCAAGTGGTCCTGCATCTGGATATATTGAACCCAAACCTAAAGGGACTGAAGGAGTATCTGCGACTGAACAAGCAAATAAACTTGGCAAAACACTTGAAGACTGGTGGAACTCTGATGCTTCTAAGGCAATTCAGAAAGAAAGTCAAGAATATCTTGAAAGAGCAGTAGGAAAGTATTATATGCTCCCTGATAAGGATAAGTATGATATGGTTCAGGCAATTTGCCACATTATGTGTAAGGCAGAGAAAGAAGGGACCAGTCATCGTGGTTTGATGGATAAACTTGGCATCTATCCTGAAGGGTTCTGGATCTCTGAGTTGATGACCGTTCATAATGCACTATGGACCGAGTTTAAGAGTGTTACAAAAGATTGAGCAATCCCGAAGAGAATATTAAGTTTCTACATAGTGGTGGATATAGGTGTTAAAATCAACACAATCATATTTGGGACTTATGACTCTCTCCAGAACAGGCACAGAACACCTCACAACCGAAGAATGGAATGAGTTAAATGCTCTCAGAGAGGCTATTAACTACGATCCTCATACTGTAACACCCGAAAAAATGGAGAAATTTACCGAACTTATGGTAAGATCTCTTGAAGGTAAGGGTGATCCTGTATCGGTACAAACAAAACCGAGCAATTATTAAAATAAATATTACAACATTTTAGCAAGACCTATGGACACCATAGATCAACACATTCAAAAAGACGTTGAAATCTTGAATGATCCAATGATATCACCACAGTCAAGAAGACATACTCAAGAAGAGCTATCAGCATTAGAATCATATAAAACAAATCATCCTGATGATACTCACGATCCAACAGCACTGGAACTGTACTGTGATGCCAATCCTGACGCATTAGAGTGTAGATTGTACGAAGACTAAGACAGTTTCTGAAGTGGCACACAGGGGCGCACAGAACCCTCTGAGTGCCTTATAATATAAAAATGATGAACTTCGTTTCTGGTACTATTTTTGGAATTGTGGTTTCCACCATCGGATTTGCACCAGTTGCAACTCTTCTTGATGGTGCGATGCTCAATCTGAAAAAAAGTACCATCGAAATGAATGCTCCACAACCATTGCAACTTCCTCCTGCACAATGAAACAATTACTGTTGCTTCTTCCACTGACTATTCTATCTGTTCCTGCTCCCGTACAGGCACAGCAAGTCAATCTTTATCAAGTCTGTACAAATTACCAGGAAAGCTATGCACCTGGTTATTATGATCGGGACGGTAACTACAGGCAAGGAAATGTGGGCACAAATGCCTATAATACCCAGTGTGGATCTAGTGGTTACAATCGTAGAATTGCTCAACAGCAGAGGATCTGTAATCCAGAGGCAGGTGCATTGCTAGGTGCAGGTATTGCAGGAGCAATTGTGGGTGGTGATACCTACAATTACAGTGAGAGTTATTATAATAATGGTAGTTCTGGTGGGCAGAGTGGTCGCTACAGCAGCAACAACTATTGGAGGTCGCTAGGAGCGGGTCTGGGAGCACTGATGTTCGGGTGCTGATCCAGTTCCTAAACTGGCACACAGGGCACTCCAGACGCCTCTGGATGCCCTATAATAAGCACATACGCAATCAACCGATGACTGCCACCTTCGCTGACTACGCTGCCCAGCAAACCGCCCGTAACACCATTCAGTTGAATGTTGTTAAGTATGGTCTGATGCTGTGTGATGCTCTCATTCAAGATGCTCCTGATGGTTATGGTTACGAACTTAATTCTTCGGGCACAAAGTATCACAAAATCTTTATGTGCATTGATGGTCGTCGTGATAGCATTCATTGCTTCATTGATAAAAAGACTGGTGAAGTCTACAAACCTGCCAGTCTTAAAGCACCTGCCAAAGGTGTTCGTTATGATCTTCGTTTGATTGAGCAACGTGAATGGTTGCTTGAGAATGCCGATTGGGCAGGTGGTTATCTTTACAAGTAATGAATATGACGACAACTGATAAACTCATTTTCATTTCATCCTTCGTTTGGTTTCTTCACTGGTCATGCAATCTTTCATTGAAATTAGTGGATATGGTTATCGCAAACGGGTCTGTACGGATGTTACCACTTGGTTTCTGAATAAGTTTCTGCCACGCCATCATCTTTACGTTGAAATTGTGCATCGTGGTCTGAAACGTGAATTGGTTTATGGATGGTGTGACTATACTGGCGAATCCTATCGTCCTCGTGAGTTTTTGATTGAATTGGATACTTGGATGCCTGAGGAATTGTACATTAAAACTCTGTTGCACGAATTGGTACATTTACGTCAGTGGGTGACTGGTACTCTTCGTGCAAAGCGTGGGAAGAGGTATTACAATTCTGTAAATGTGGAAGAGCTTGATTATGAAGATCAGCCGCACGAAATAGAGGCACGGGAACAGGAGGTGATTCTATATGCAGAATATATGAATGAGACCAGTACTGTGCCAGTATCACAAGTGGCACACTGGTTCCCCAATCGCCTGCTGAATGCAGTATAATAACAAGGTAATCAAACAAATTCAATGACTACCACAACCGACAGCATTAAAAATGCTTCAACAGCAGAAATGATTGAAATTTTACTTGCAGTGTTGAAGTGGTTTAATGATAAAGGTCTAGGTAATCCATTTAACTATAATCGGGCAATTGAGTTCATTCAGACGGAAATTTTGGGATATGTTCTTACAAAAGTTGGTGGTGGGAGTGATGGAGTGCAAATTGGGTTCCCAAATAGCAGTATGGAGGGTAAAGCAACTAAATTTTTAGGATTTGATAAGAAGGGGCGGGAAAAAAGTCATAGTTTCAATTATAATGGAACTTCTAGAATGCCCACCATTGAAGAGCAGGAAGTATATTGTAGGAATAAAATTATGAGGGATGAGTTTCATTACTGGACTATTATTGATTACACAGAAGGAAAGTTGGTTAAGACCATTAAAGTTAAAAATACTGATGTGTGGAATCTTATTTGGCCCAAATGGAAAGACTCGTTTTATAAACCCAATGCTGCTGATCCTAGAATTGGCGGATCAATTTCAACAAATGATTTGAAGAAGGCAGGCATTGATTATGAAGTGATTACTCATTGATTGTATGCTATAATGAAAGGTGAATGTTTATAAATAACTATAGCATTCATCTTTTTAACAATGAGTAGAGATTTAGAAAAGAAAAGAGAATATGATCGTAAAAGGTGGCAAGATAAAAAAGATCATTGTAGTAAAACTCATGCAGAATGGAGAAAAAATAATTTAGAACAAAGAGCGGAGGCACAGAGAAAAGCAAACAGGAAAAAGTGGGACTACATTGATAGTCACAAACCTGAAACTTGTCCCTCTTGTGATAACTCACTCCCACCATATTGCATGGACTTTCATCACATTGACCCATCAAAAAAGTCATTTCAGTTGGCACAAGCAACTCACAAATCTTATGCTATGATTGATGAAGAAATCAAAAAATGTGTGGTGCTATGTGCCTGCTGCCACCGCAAACTTCACAAAGGAGACATAACCCTTGACTATTGACAGCAAAAAAGTAGCATACTCTCACGGCGGTGGTGATGAGGCATATACTCCTGCATATGGTGTCACTCCAATTCTGGAGTTTATTCCCAAGAATGCAGTTGTCTGGTGCCCGTTTGATACGATTGATAGTGAGTTTGTCAAACAGATTTCAAAACAAAATGAAGTCGTATTTACTCACATTCAGTACGGACAGGATTTTCTCACATATGAACCTGATAACTGGGATGTGATTGTATCCAATCCACCATTCACAAACAAACGTAAGTTCTTTGAGCGGGCACTGTCATTTAACAAACCATTTGCTCTCATTATGACGAATACTTGGTTGAATGATAGTGCGCCAAAGCAGTTATTCAAGGATAAGGATTTGCAGTTGCTGATGTTTGATAAGCGTATGAAGTTTATCAGTCCTGATGGTAGACCGAATGATAAGATCACGTTCAGCAGTAGTTACTATTGCTGGAACTTTCTACCACAGCAGATCATTATGCGGGAATTGAGTGTGCCAGCTTCCAAAGTGGCACAGCGGTCGCCCAGCAAGGCAGTACTGCCCTTATAATAAGAAGGTAATCGACGGAACACCGATGACTGACTTCCCTACTCTTCACTCCAAAGACGGCACGATGGTTGTTCAATACTATCCCGTGAAGACTCCCTATGGTGATATTAGTAAGGAGTGGTGTCTTCAGGTATTGTCCTGGGAAGGTGTGGAGCAAATGTCCAAGAAGTTTCTGAATCGTGTGGAGAAGTCTCTGGCAATTCGTGAGCGTGTTTCTCTTGGGTATATTGTCACTGCCGACAATACCAATCTGCCTCAACTTGGTAATCCTTTTTATGGTGCGTGCTGAAATGAAAATCACTCATTTCTATCTGCTTGCGATTGGTCTGGGCATGTACATTTCTTATAGTATTCATCACGATGAGTACAGACTGAAACAACAACAGGTACAGATTCATAAACTTTATTGTTCCGAACATTCTTGCAAATGAACTTTACAACCGAACAAAAGAAACTGATTTATAATGCGGTACGGCAGTATCAGTCAAATCGTGTGGTACTGAACAGTAGTCAGTATCATTTGTGTGATGAGATTCTGAACGGACTTTTTGATGAAGTCAAGATGAATTATGTGGAACCTGCCTATGAGGTTCAACCCGTTCGTCCCATACCCCCTACCAATGGATTTGGATTTAATGTATGAACAATGAAGACCTGCAATCATTTATTACTGCCTTTGATGATTTTATGAAACACTTTGAGACCGAAGAACTTTACTATGAAGGGCGTAAGGTTTATGAGAATTCACGTGCCGAGGCACGACGCATTCAAGAAGAAGAAATTGAATCAAAGGCTGCCGAACTGGAGGTGACCTGTGATTATTATATGATGGAGTTTATGTGAAACAAGAAATGAAACTTTTGTTTGCACTACAACAAGTAGAAGGTATTCGCAAACTGATAAAGGGCAATGAATATGAGACTTATCTGATTTCTCATTTAACACGTGTTCATACAGAACTGTCAAGACAGTTGACAAATGCCAAACAATCCAGTACAATGAAGGAGTAATTAATCAAAAAAATGAAATCGATTTATCTTGTTGACTACTGGGTTCCTTTTCCTTCTTCAGAATATGGTGGAATGATCAGTGTGATTGCCGAAGATGATAAGGAGTGCTTTGATCTTCTTTCTGAGTTTCCAAACTTTGATAAGTCTTATGATGATCGTATGATGACAAACATCGTCAAGGCACCTAAGTTTGCTCTTGCCAATGATGAAGAGTCCCGTATTGTTGATGCATTTCTAACCTGATGATTCCCGAGTTTCCGCATAAAGCTCCGAAAGATTATTCTTATCAGTTTGAGACCTGGAACACCCGAACCATTCGGATTGTGCTTCATTGTACCAGACAGTTTGATTATAATCTTGGTGCTCCTACTCAGACTGTCTGGGGGTTTTATAATCCGAAGAAGAAGGTCTATTATGCTCCTGTCAATGTCAAGACCATTGGTAAGGAAGTAGATATTCATTCTACGACTCCTTATACTGCTATGCCTATTAAACAAACTCCACTTACTGCTGCCTTTGTATGAGTACATTCTATAAAGGATTGAATGTTAGGTATAAGGATCATGTTGGTTTTGTTAATTTTGTATGTGAAAAGTATATTACTGTTTGCATCAAAACTTATGAACATCGATCAAGAGATGTGTGTTTATTGGTTTATCCTGATCAGTGGAAGGACGTACAATTACTAAAGGAATCTGAGAAATGAAACATCGAAAGACTGTATGGAGATTGTTTGCAAAGGCACTAGGAGAGAAGGCATCCAAGTGTGATAGAGAGAGTGATACCATTGCTCTGATTAGGATGTTCATTTTCGCAACCTATTTGATCACAAACACATTCATTATAGCAGGAGTAGTACGACACTGGAATGACCAACAACATCAAGTATCAAGTAGTGTATCTCAAACCAAAAAAGAAATCATATTCAAGACAGGTGGTTACGTTTTATAGTATTGAGGATGCATCGTACTATGAAAAGAACATTCAATTACAAGGATGTAAGAACACCGAAATTATTCCATTATTTTCAGATTAGATTATGAATCGTCATCGTTTTATTGCAGGTAAGGCATATAGTTTGTATATGTCGAATAGTAGGCAACAACTTAGTCCTCAGGATGCATTATGGCATACTGATCAGTATCTGGAAGAGCATCCTAATTGTACTGATGAAGAAGCCATCGAAGGTGTGGTAAAAACACTGATTGAGGGTGAATAATAGGTTTTTTACTTGTTTTTAACCTTATTTTAATTAATTAATGTATTAAAAAACATATATTACTGTTTTTAATGTCTGTGGAAAAACTGTGGAAAACTTGTTGAATAGTGTGTTATACTGTGGAAAACCTCAGTATATGGTGTGGTCAATGTATCAAAAGCGGAGTGTTTAATGTAACAAAAAAGGTCTTATAAAGATCTCATAAAGGTATCATAAAGGTCTCTGGGTATTGTGAGTAAAGCGAGCGTATCATAAGAACCGCAATTTGTCAAGCCCCACCCCACAAAAATGCCACGAGATCCTCACAAAATCTCGACGAGGCATTCACAAAACATCATAAATCTCGACGAGCATCATATATACATACAACGATCTCGACGAGACATCAGGTATCATACTTGCATCTCGTCGAGATATGTGCTATAATCATACAGTCACTCACAGGATCTCGACGAGCATGTACGACGATTACGATCTCGACTATACATACACCAACGATTATACACAGGATCTCGACGGGTATTATACACAAGACCTGGACGAGGATTATGCACGAGATACACATGATCTCGAAGCACTAGCATATCGTCATTACGCCTGATATCATAACATCGCACGAGAATTATGATCACAACACACAAGCGCACGGTTACTGTTACATTAGACATCACGTGTTATGATGATCTAGATGTAGAGAATATGGATTGGAAAGAGCTACTAGAACTCGAAGGAGATGAGGAAGTTCATTGTAGCATCAAAGACCACGATCCGTTCTAGTCTTGTGACAGTTGTATAAGTGTCACACACCCCCTTGTGGTTCTGATTAATCCCTGTTACATTACATTCGTTCCTGACAAACACCAATGAAAACCAACACTCAATTCACGATCAAACTCGATCTGGAAGAGATGACAATTCTCCGTGATCTTGTGCGAATTGGTATGAAGTCGAAGTACTATCGTGAATATAGCAAAGAAGAGATTGATGATCTTGAATGTGAAGAAATCCGTCATCATAATATGCTGGCAGTTACACAGTTTGTGAATCTTAGCCCTGTGAATTCGATTGAGGCAATGTTTGATACTAAATTGTTCGAAGGTGTTGTGACAGTCTGAGAAGTGGCACAAGGGGGGTTGCAAAGCGCCCCCGATCCCTGTTACATTACATTCGTTCCTGAGATTCCTCCAATGTCCGTGACCTTCCAAGCAAACTACAAAGAAGTCTTCACACTCGAAACTGTTGAGAAGATCGATGAATTGGTAGAAGACAATTACGATCTGGATGATATCCTGGAGTTCATTGACCAAAACTCCGAAGATGACTTTGTTTCATTCTATGAGGACTATTGCACTGCAGGTGAGAACATTGGTTACGATGTAGTGGATGCATTCGTTAAGTATCACGGTTCGATGTGTTATGTTGAGAATGTGGAAGATGCATTCCAAGGTGTTTATCACGACGAGGAAACTTTTGCCGAAGAGTATTATAGCAATGTGTATGGTGATGTTCCTTCGTTTCTAGTTGTTGATTGGAAAGCAACTTGGGATTCGTCCCTTTCTTATGATTTTGACTTCGTGGATGGTTATGTCTTCAACAGCAACTTCTGATTAATCTGGGAGGCAGCAATTGTCTCCCATTTTTTATACCTAAGTCAGCTGCCCCTGTGCCAGTCGTGAAACTGGCACACACCCCATAGACTTTGGCACCAATCCGTTCTACATTACATTCGTCACTGAAACACCACCATGTTTGATGAACTTTGGTCCGAGATTCAAGATGCTCCCGGTGAGATTTTTGATATGGATATTCCCGAACTTCGTGATGAGAAGTTCGATGTGAATGAGTACCTCAATTCTAACTACGATTACTGATGCCTGAAACTATGACATTCACCGGGGACGCTGTAACCTTCCTTGGTTTGATTGGTGTGATTAGCACCGCAATCATCGTGATTACGGTGTTTCGTTCCTATTACAATTCACCTCTGAGAAAATGACTGACACACTCAAAGAGTATCATTTCACCGACGAACAAATTGACTTTCTGTTACAAATTGTGCGTGACAATGCACAATACGAAGAGGACGAAGATCGTGAATGGATGAATGAACTTGCGAATCAAATTGAAGATCAAATTGTAAACCACCCAACAAACGACTGATTTGTTAGAATCTGCATCTGATGTGCCAGTTGCATAACTGTCCACCAACTGCCCCAGACCCCCCGATTCCGTGCCATACTAACAGTATGAAAAACACCCACCTCGAACACGCCGAAGATTCCATCCTGACGGGCGATCTGTCCGTGCTGGATTGGTTCGTCAATCCTGGTCATCTCAGTGTTAAGATTGACGGAGCTCCCGCTATAGTCTGGGGCACAAATCCTGCCACTGGAAACTTCTTCGTGGGCACCAAAAGTGTCTTCAACAAAGTTAAAATTAAGATCAACGAATCTCATGAAGAAATTGATCAGAACCACAACGGTCAAGTTGCAGAAATTCTCCACGCTTGTTTTAATTTTCTTCCTTTTACAAACACCATTTATCAAGGGGATTTTATCGGGTTTGGTGGATTTTCTGAATACACCCCCAACACCGTCACCTATCTCTTCCCTGAGGTAGTTTCCCAACAAATTATCATTGCACCGCATACCTGTTATTATGCTGAGAAGGATCTTCGTGATGCTGTAGCAATGCCTGATCGTAGCATCTGGAATGATACCGACACGGTGAAGTTTGTGCAACCTACTGCCTCTATCTTTGCTGGTGCCGAATACTTTGCAGACCTTAAAGAGGTGTGCAAGTTTGCTAAGGTGATGGCACTTGGCGTTGAGTTTGTGGCACCTAAAGTTGCGGCAAAAATTAAACAGCAACTCAATGCCTGCATTCGTGAAGGTAAGGAGGTCAATCCTGATGACTTTGAGAATGCCAACCTGATCAGTTTCTGGAAACTTGTTAAGAGCATTAAAGATGATGCAGTGTTCCTCTGCCGCAATGATGGACCCGCAGCATACATCAACGGCAATCGGATTGATGCCGAAGGTTATGTGATGACCAATGAGTTTGGTATGTTCAAACTGGTCAATCGTGAGGTCTTTGCCTATGCTAACTTCAACCACGGTCGTTTCCAGTGTGCCAGCTGAACAAGTGGCACAGCACCCCTAGACGGTGCCCCCTGACCTGCTACAATTAACTCATCAACCAAAGGAGACCAACCAATGCGGAAGATCGAACGCCAAATGAACGCTGCCATCAAAGCAGGCAAAGATTTCAAACTCGCTAACACCGAAGTCGTTGCATGTTCTAATGTTTCCGATGTCTACCTGCACGGCAATCTGATTGCCCGAATTGGTGAAACTTGGATCGAATTGTTTGATGGTGGTTGGCAATCTGTCACCACCAAATCGCGCCTCAATGCTATTCTGAAAGAATTTGGAATGAGCGGCGAATGTGTATTCCAAAAGAACTTTAATTGGTTTGTGAACTATAACGGTTCGCCCATTCCGTTCTTCTCTGGAATGCGCCTGGCATAGATTCAAGAGAATGGGATGCGCTCTAAAGACACCCTAACTCAAACCACCCTATCTAACACCAACTCTCATGACTTTTGAAATTGCTTCTGCCCTGCTGAACCGTGCCAACAATGGCGCCGAGCTGCTGGCAATCCTGGAATCTATCGCATCCGATGACCAGGACCAGGGGCAGGAGATCCAATTCTGAATCTGACCACTGACCCCCACGGTTTGCCGCTGGGGGTCTTATCATAAGGGGGACCGCAACCGAATCCGATGCAACCTCTGAAGATCCGCGATGCCCGCCGCCTCATCACCAAAGCAGGCGGAGCAATCAAATCAGGCGGGAATCACGACAAGGTGACCCATCCCGCCGTTTCCCAGACCTTCCACCTTCCCGCCCACGGTAGCAAGGGACGCCCGACCCTCTCCCCTGGAATGACTCACGAATTCCACAAGTTCCACGCCCTGCTCCTGGCGGCAAAGGCATCCGCCTAGTCTGTGCTACAATTAACCCGAACCAAACGACCCCGAACCCCGATGACCACCAGCACCTACAACGGTTGGGCAAACTACCAGACCTGGAATGCTGCCCTTTGGATCGGCAACGATGAGTTCCTCTACAACACTGCCAAGGCCTGTGTAGAGTACTGCGGCACCGATGAGACCCCTTGGGAGAAGTTCGTCCGCTGTATGACCGATGGGCAGATCGGGCGGATGCTGGGGCAGACCCGCGATGGGGTCAAGTGGAACGATCCTGCCATTGATGAGGCAGAGATGGTTGAGATGATGGGCGAGCTCTAAGGGGTTTGCCCCCCCCCATCTGTGCTACAATTCACAAGTAACCAACCAACCAAACCGATGGCACTCTACAACCAAGCATCCGACCTCGTGACCCGCCAGACCGTATGGATCGGAACCAAGGTGAGCAACCTTCCCAAATGGAACGGCGACGAATTGGTGGAAGCGGGCAAGGGGCAGGCAAACTCCCATACCCGTGACTGGCAGGATGATGGTCTGCCTGCTGCCGAGTTGGCGGATATGCACACAGACTACCGGGCGTGGTCTGGTCCTGGCAATCGGTACTATTGCAACCCTGAGGCACGGCGCCTCTCCTTCCCTGCCTGACCCACTCCCTGCCCCCTGCCCTTACGGGTGGGGGGCATCCTTATGGGTTCGTGTTTGGCAGTTGTGCGGGGGTGCCGTCCCCCGTCGCCGCGCGGCGCGTTGAAAAACGCAACACTACCCTAACCTACAAAGTGTTACCCAAGCGAGATAAGTATCAGGCACAATATAAAAAAATTTTTGCCATAAAAAAATCATTCCTCAAGTTTGATAATTCATATATAAGGTGAAAAAGCAAAAAATATTTCTTGCCAATGAAAAAAAATTTCGGAGAAAATATTCAGCCCGTACAGGTCGATCCAATTACTGGAGAGTACTACGTCAATATTCCTGAATGGATGATTAATGAACTCTCATGGTATGAGGATACAGAGGTAGAATTCAATCTAGATGGAAATGAGATTGTGATTACCGAACACGAGGTGGATTGACAATTGCTACATAATACTGTATGATACTGAAGTAATTACACTCAATTATGGCTAAAGGATTTACTGTTAAAGCAAAAGCACCCATCGCAAAAACTGCAGAACAAGAATGGGACTATGACTTGGCAAGACAAATGGTTCAAGGCAAATCGGTCGTTTTTTGCCTACCAGGAAGAGGAGTATCTTATACCTATCTGAAGAACTTCGTACAACTCTGCTTTGATTTGGTTCAGGCAGGAGCAAGCATTCAGATTTCACAAGACTATTCTTCAATGGTGAACTTTGCACGTTGCAAATGTCTTGGAGCAAATGTACTACGCGGTCCTGATCAAATTCCCTGGGACGGCAAACTCAAATACGATTGGCAACTCTGGATCGATTCTGACATCGTATTCAATACTCAGCAATTCTTCCAACTGGTCCTGATGGATCGTGATATTGCATCTGGCTGGTACTGTACCGAAGATGGTAATACCACATCAGTCGCACACTGGATGGAAGAAGATGACTTCCGTAATAATGGTGGTGTAATGAATCACGAAACTCTTGAAACAATGAGTAAGCGTCGTAAGCCATTTACAGTTGATTATGCTGGATTTGGTTGGCTACTGATCAAGAACGGAGTGTTCGAACATCCCGAAATGAAGTATCCTTGGTTTGCTCCTAAGATGCAAGTCTTTGAATCTGGTGAGGTTCAGGATATGTGTGGAGAAGACGTAAGCTTCTGTTTGGATGCAAAGGAAGCAGGATTCGAAATCTGGTGCGATCCTCGTATCAGAGTTGGTCACGAGAAGACACGAATTATCTAAGGTTGAATGTCTAACAATTCTACGAAATACAATATCATATGTAAGGGGCGTAAAATTTACTCCGATCTTACAGAAGAAGAATATTTCAATACAATGGAGGATCTGGCAATGGAATTCTATCAGTCAGGTTCTCCACATCCTGAAGAACTTGAAACTGAAATTATGGAGATTACTTATGGCAGTTAAAAAATCACTGAGTGGCGCTAAGCTCATTGAGTCTCGTCCCAAAAACACTCGTCAAGGGTGTGGTTCTAATACTAAGTATGCCGCTACGTCTCGTAACAGAGCTCGTAAAAAGTATAGAGGTCAAGGAAAATAAATGTATCATTTGGATGGTCTTAGCGAATGGAATAGTATTCATCAAGAAGACCTCTGGATTTACAATAAATTATTTTTAAGTCGGGTTTTAGGTTATAACTGTGGTCCTGTTGGGACTCCGGTTCCTAAACCCGACTTTTATATTATCCGACCATCCTTTAATTTACTCGGTATGGGGCGCTTTGCTCGTCGAGAATATGTTAATAAATGGACCGATCATTTTCATCCATCAGAATTTTGGTGTGAAATCTTTGATGGAGAGCATTTAAGTGTTGATTTTAGAAATGGAAAGGCAGAATTGGTAGTTAGAGGAGAAAAGAATCTTGATGATCCTCTTTACAAATGGAGAAAATGGGAAAAAATAAATCAAAAGATTGAATTCCCCTCAGTTTTATCAAAATTAAGAGGAAATTATGAATGGATTAACTGTGAATTTATTGATGGAAATCTAATCGAAGTTCATTTTCGCCAAAATCCCGACTTTAGATATGATAATACCATAGCAATACCGGTATGGAATGAAGAAAAAGTAGAAAATATGCAAGATTATACCTTCATAGAAGATAAAGATTACCATCGTAAAGGTTTTTATATAAAATAAATAACTTTTTACCGGAATTTGAGAGACTTGGAAAGATTTTCGATGGGTAAACACCTTCTCTTAGAGGTGTATGATGTTAAATTCGATCTTCTAAATGATGGAATTGCCATTCAGGATGCAATGGAGCGCGGGATTAATCGCGCCGGAATGACAATTCTTAACATTTATCAACACTGCTTCATTCCACAGGGTGTTACCATCGTGATTGCACTCTCAGAAAGTCATGTTTCTTGTCATACCTGGCCAGAGGAAGGTACAATTGCCATCGATGCCTATACTTGTGGTACAGGAAATCCAAAATTAATCGTTCTGGAACTATTAAAATACTTGGATTCAAACAATTTTAAACTTCGGGAACTAGATCGTTAAATAGAAACAAGGAGATAGCAACCTCCTTTATAAAAGTTCTGTTTTATTCATTAAAACAGGAGCTAAAATGTCTAACTTACCAGTCGATAGAGACTCAGATTATATGAGAGAAATGTGGGGAACCTCAAAATTAATCACTGATTATGATTCAACACCTCCACAACGTGTAATTCAAGAGATTATGCACGATACGGCACCAAAACATAACTTCAAAAAGCAGATTGAATTGCACGAAAAGATTCGTAATGATGAAGATTATGATGATTGGTCATATGGAACCGAACCATCCTACGGATCACCCTGGAAATAACTATAAATAAAGGGAGAACTTTTTTGTCCGATGGCAGTTCAAAGGATATCTAGATCATTTAAAGATATTAGTTTATCCTTTGAACCCCATCCGGTGACAAAGGATTTACCAGTATTGCTTAATGAGAATGCGATTCGTAGATCCGTTAGAAATCTGGTAGAGACCGCACTTACCGAGAGATTTTTTAATTCATCTCTTGGATCACAAGTTTATTCTAGTCTATTTGATTTCGTTGATTATGGTACTGCGACAAATATTCAGGCACAGGTTGAGGCAGTAATCACCAATTACGAGCCCAGAGTTAATAATCTTCAGGTCTTAGTTGATCCACAACCAGATGATAATGCATTTTCAATCACTTTGATATTTGATATTGTCGGACAACAATTTCCAACACAAGAATTTTCATTCATATTAGAGGCAACAAGATAAAATGCCTTTTACTAAGTTTACAAATCTAGATTTTGATCAGATAAAAGCGTCCATCAAAGACTATCTCCGTGCGAATTCTAATTTCACGGACTTTGACTTTGAAGGATCGAACTTTTCGATTCTGATCGATACGCTTGCCTATAATACCTATATCACAGCATTTAACTCGAATATGATTGTGAACGAATCCTTCTTGGATTCGGCAACACTCAGAGAGAATGTTGTTTCTCTTGCAAGAAATATCGGTTACGTTCCACGCTCCAGGACCGCCTCTAAGGCACTTGTTTCTTTTGACGCGCAAATAGATGCAGCAGTCAGTAGTGCCACCCTCACGCTTCAGGCAGGTCTCGTATGCGTAGGAAGTGTTGACAATACCTCCTACATTTTTTCAATACCAGAAAACTATACGGCAAATATTACCAACTCAGTAGCTTCGTTCACAGATCTAGAAATTTATCAAGGAACCTTTCTTAAGAAGCAATTTGTAGTTGATGGGTCATTAGACCAGAGATTCATCATCGATAACCCATATGTTGATACATCGACTATTAGAGTTTATGTAAAGGGTCCTACAGATAGTGGGAATGGAATTGAATATGCTCTTGCCGATAATATTTTTGATGTTAATGGAACTTCCAACATCTATTTGATTCAAGAAGTTCAGGATGAAAAGTATGAACTTCTGTTTGGTGATGGAGTTATTGGTAGAAAGTTAGAGAATAATTCTGTCATTACAGTATCATACATTGTTACTGACGGAACAGAAGGTAATGGTGCATCTAAATTTTCTTTCTCAGGAACATTCAGAGGTTCTTCAGATCAACCAATTACTTCCAATAATACTATTTCAATCACAACGGTCCAATCCTCCCAAAATGGTGGAGATATTGAATCGATTGATTCCATTAAATATTTTGCACCACGAATCTATTCAAGCCAATATAGAGCAGTAACCGCAAGAGATTATGAGGCAATCATTAAATCAATCTATCCAGATACGGAATCAGTTTCCGTAATTGGTGGTGAAGATTTAGATCCACCAGAATATGGGACAGTATCAATTAGTATTAAACCAAAGAATGGTACATTTGTTTCAGACTTTAATAAATCTCAAATCTTATTTAAATTGAAGCAATATTCCCTTGCAGGAATTAATCAAAAGATTATGGATCTCAAAATTCTCTATGTTGAGATCGATTCATCAATTTACTATAATTATTCTCAAGTTTCATCTGTAAATGATCTGAGAACGAAAGTTATTCAATCTTTGACAACTTATTCAAATTCTGTTGATTTGAATAAATTTGGTGGCAGATTTAAGTACAGCAAAATTCAACAAATTATTGATAATACTGATGTAGCAATTACATCAAATATTACCAAGATTAAAATCAGAAGAGATCTAAAGGCTCTTATAAATCAAGCAGTTCAATATGAATTGTGCTTTGGTAATAGATTGCATATTAATCCTTTGGGTTCTAATATTAAATCAACTGGATTTACGATTTCTGGACAGTCAGGAACAATCTATATTACGGATACTCCAAATAAAAATGTTGATGGAACTCTTGACGGAAGCAATAAGGGAGTTTTGGCATTATTTAAGTATGACCAAAGTGGAAATGTTCAGATAATTTCCAAATCAGCTGGGTCCGTAGATTACTCAAAGGGTGAAATTATTCTTGGACTTCCCGAATATATTATTATTACATCAACAGAAAAAGGCAGCGATATAATTGAAATACAGGCATATCCAGAATCCAATGATATTATTGGATTAAAAGATTTGTACATCTATTTTGATGTCACAAAAAGTTCAATAAATATGGTTAAAGATGTTATTGCATCTGGAGATAATATATCTGGCGTGACATTCTCACAAGATTATTATACATCAAGTTATTCAAATGGAGATTTAACGAGGTCATAAGATGATAGAAACTGGTTTTGATGCTAGGGTAAAAGTTCAGCAAATTGTAAAAAATCAACTACCAGAGTTTATATTAGACGAGAGCCCAAAATCTTCAGAATTTTTAAAGCAATACTACATCTCCCAAGAGTATCAGGGAGGTGCAGTTGATATTGCCGAGAATTTAGACCAATATTTAAAACTTGACAATCTTATCCCCGAAGTTGTTGTTGGAATTACTTCCCTTTCAACAGATCTATCAGTAACTTCTGGAATAGTTAGTGTAACAAGCACGAAAGGATATCCAAATCAATACGGACTTTTGAAGGTTGATGGTGAAATCATCACCTATACTGGAATTACCACTAATACTTTCACTGGATGTATTAGGGGATTTAGTGGAATTACCAGCTATCATGCGCCAAATGAACAAGAGGAACTAGTATTCAGTCAAACTAATGCATCCTCTCATACAGAAGGATCTAAGGTAGAGAACTTAAGTTCCTTATTTCTAAAAGAATTTTATAAGAAAATAAAATATACTTTTACTCCTGGACTTGAGGATAAGGATTTTATTCCAGAATTGAAGGTTGGAAACTTTATAAAGCAAGCTAGAGATTTTTATAAGTCAAAAGGTACGGACCAATCATTTAGAATTCTTTTCAATATTCTTTATGGAGTAACTCCCAAAGTCATTGATCTAGAACAATTTCTAATTAAACCTTCCTCTTCTGTTTTTGTAAGAAGACAACTTGTTGTTGCAGAAAAGATTTCTGGAGATCCAAATAAACTTGTTGGACAGACAATTAGAAAATCAACCGATTATGGAACTAATGCTTCAGTTTCAGAAGTTGAAATTTTAACTAGAAAAAATAAAGTTTATTATAAACTCGGTCTTTATGTTGGGTTTGACGAAAATACCCAGATTCAAGGTGACTTCAATATTTCACCAAAAACAAAAGTTGTAGAAAACGTATCTCCAGGAGCATCAGTTATTACTGTAGATTCTACAATTGGATTTACTACTTCTGGTACAATTGTATCTGGAAATAATGTTATTTCATATGCAGACAAGACTATTAATCAGTTCTTGGGATGCTCTAACGTAGAATATACAATTACAACTGCCGATGATATTAGATCGGATGAAGTTTATTATGGATTTGAGGATAATGATCTAACCAAAAAAGTTGAAATAAGAATCACTGGTGTCATTAGTGACTTTACAAATTTGAATGATTTTGGATTATCAATCGAAGGTGAGGAAATGAAAGTTTCCAATCTGGGTAAGATTATCAAAAATCCAGAATTAAATAAAACTTATACAGAGACTGTTGCCAATTCATTTATTTACAACACTAGCTCCAGATATTATGTAAATTATTCTTCCGGATCATTTAATACGAATAGCACGATTGATAAATCTAGTTTAATATCTGGTGATTCAATTGAGGTTCTAATCAGAGGATCTCAAACTGTAGTCTCATCACCAGTAACGACTGCAAGTGTTACTAGTATCTCTGGAAATACTATTAATGTTACAAATCTTTTAGATTTAAATAATGAGACCTTTGATCCTACAGATCCAAATAAAGTATATTTTGGTAGAGATCTTGATATCAGAAGAAAAGTTAAAAAGGCAACTAGTTCTGGAGCATCTTTAGATTATGGAAACAATACGTTATTATCAGATGTTCAAAACGTATATGATGATAATGATGGAAACCTATATGTAGCGTCAAATTCATTACCATCGTACAATATAACACAAAATATATTTGAAATTGATATTCCTACGGCAAGTGACGCATATCTTCAGAACAAAGATATTAGCACTCAAAAATATTCAACAATTTCATTTGACTTTTCCACTGGTTCCAGTAATGGTTCTAAAGGATTTACTCAAGTACCATTTTTAACTGGGGATAAGATTTTTTATTCTCCACAAGACATTCCTATTATTGGATTAGAAGAAGGATTTTATTATGTTGAAGTTGTTAGTCAGACAAATATTAGATTATATGCCTCACAATCATTTATTGTAACTGGCGATTATATTCCATTAGACATACCATTAAATGCGAATGGTTCGCACACATTTACTTTAGCGGATCAAAGAACTAAAAATATTTCTGCACAGAAGATATTAAGAAAAATTCCAGTTACTGGATTGAATCCAACAGACTCTGGTAATGTTACAACTTCGGGTCCAATTGGAATACTAATTAATGGTGTTGAAATACAAAACTATAAGTCTTCAGACAAGATCTATTATGGACCTCTCGAATCCATCAATATCATAAATGGTGGCACTGGGTATGATGTTGTCAATCCACCAACACTAACTGTTGAGTCTGGAGTGGGAGTAACTGCTTTAGTCAATCCAATTATAGTTGGATCTATTGAAAAAATCTTTATTGATCCCCAAGATTTTGATTTGGATGTTGTTGTTTCTATTGCTGTTTCGGGAGGAAATGGTACTGGAGGAGTTTTTGAGCCAGTTTTAGAAAAGAGACGTAGATCAATTTATTTTGATGCTAGAGACACTGACAATTCTGGTGGAATAGATTTAATAAATGAAACTATTACATTTAAAACTAATCACAATCTCAGAGATAGAGATGGGATAATTTATAGTCCGAATGGCAATTCACAAATAGGAATTGCTACTTATGGAGGATCAAATGCAAGTTCTGGTTCTTACTTGAGAGACGGAACCATTTACTATGCAAAGGTTGTTAATTCCAAGACAATTCAATTATATAATTCACTATCAGATTTTAATTCTGGTATTAATACAGTTGGTTTTACCACGATTAATACATATGGACTTCAAAAATTCCAAACTTTTGCATTAAAGAACACTTTATCCCAAATTAAAGTAGTTGATGGTGGAAGTGGATATTCTAACAGAAAAGTAATCGTAAATCCAACAGGAATATCTACATTTGATAATACTATTAATTTCACTAATCATGGATTTAGTAATGGAGATTTTGTAACATATAACTATGATACTACTGCAATCAGTGGTCTTTCTTCATCAAATCAATATAAGGTATTAAAAGTTGATACTAATGCATTCAGATTAGTAAATGCTGGGATTGGTGGCACATATCTTTCAGATTATCAAAGAGGAAAATATGTAAAATTCTCCTCCTCAGGATCAGGTTATCAGTATTTTTCATATCCACAAATTAGTGCAACTATTAATTATTCTATTGGAATTAATAGTAGTTCTGTTGGTATAATTACTGCCACTCCCATTATTAGGGGAGCAATTGTTGATGCATATATTTACGAAGCAGGAACAAATTATGGATCTACAATTCTAAATTTCCATAAGAAACCAAAAATCACTATTAATAATGGAATTAATGCGGAATTGGTTCCTGTAATTATAGGAGATACAATTCAATCAGTTCAAATAAAGTATGGTGGTAATAATTATTATTCTATTCCAGATCTGAATGTAATTGGAGATGGTAGTGGAGCAATATTGAGACCTTCAATTTCAAATGGAAAAATAGTTAAAGTTTTTGTTCAAAATGGAGGACAAAATTATACTTCAGAAAATACCTTTATTGATGTTGTTCCTGCAGGTAAAAATGCAATTATTGAGTCATCAGTTAGATCTCTGACTTTAAATAATAATTATAGATTTAGTAATTCTGAGATTATCTCTGGCGAAAATTCTTTAGAATATTCAGTTAGTGGATATATTTCTCAAGTAAGAAGTGCTGTTAATGATAATAGTCAAAGTACAAATGCACATTCACCTTTAATTGGATGGGCTTATGATGGAAATCCAATCTATGGCGCATATGGATATCCAGATCCAACTATTGTATCTGATTGTACAGTATTAATACCAGGATACAGTTTAAATTCAAGCAATATTTTTAATAGACCTTCTTTAACCAATTTTCCTGCTGGTTCTCTTGTTGAAGATTATGTTTTCAGTAATTCTGGAGATTTGGATTATTCAAATGGGAGATTTTGTAAAACTCCAGAATTCCCATTAGGAACATATGCATACTTTGCTGGAATAACAACTGGATCTAGTCAAATTTTGCCATCTTTCCCATATTTTGTTGGAAATAGATTCAAGAATAATTTTATCGAAGAAAATAGAACTCTAAATCAATCTTTCAATTTTAATAATTCTTCATTAATTAGAAATACTCTCCCCTATAAAATTAATGATGAATATGCAGATAATGATTTTATTGTAGAATCGAATGAAATAATCAATCAAAAGGTAATGGTTGATTCCATTCATAAAGGAAAAATTGAAGGATTTAATGTTCTCAATTCTGGAAGTGGATATGCTATTGGTGATACTTTGGTATTTGATAATACTGGAACATATGGAAGCAATGTGGATGCAAAAGTATTCACTCTAACTGGTAAAGATATTGTTAATATCAACACATCTATAGAAACCTATGATAATGTAATTTTTACCAGAAAAGATGGAAATTCTATTAATGCAACTGTTTTACCATATCACACCTTCTCTGATGGCGATAATGTTACAGTATCTGGATTTTCAACATATTTAAGTGCATTAAATGGATCGTATCCAATAGGGGTTACTTCATATAGCACAAATTTGACCAATGCAATGCCATCAAGCCCATCGGTAGGATTGGTAACAGATATCTATGTTGCGAATGTTCCACCAAATATCTCTATCGGTAGCAGCATTAGTGTAGGTATAGGATCGGAAATTCTTTCAATTATTTACATTTTTGATACAAATAATATTATAAGAGTCAAGAGATCTTCTGTTGGACTTGCATATAGTGCAACAACGGTTATTAATTATCTTCCAGATACCATCACTATTAATGAAAAAACAGAATATTTCGATTCGACTTTAAATAATAAAGTATTCTTCAATCCAACAGAAACAGTTGGTTTGGGAACACTAGTTGGTATTGGAACAACTGTTCGTTACAAACTTAATGGGCAAAATTATATTGGTATTGGATCAACAGGACTTTCTCCTCTTTTGAGAACCGTTCCAACACAAAGCATTTATATTAAAAATCATCCATTCAAAGATAATCAAAAAGTACTATTCAAAAAACCAGTTGGAATAGCAGCAACTGCGCTTATTGTTTCGGGAAGTGCTGGAGTATCATCCACATTTACATTACCGTCTCCTGGAGATGCTCAGGTTGTCTATGTAACAAATAAATCTAGAGATACTATTGGAATTAAGACCCAATTAACTTCTAGTGAAATATTCTTCATTCAAAGTGGAACGGATAACTACGAATATTCTATTGAATCGGTTTTCCCACAATTAACTGGTAGAATTGATAAAATAAAATCTACTGTTTCAGTTTCGACTGCTCATGGACTTCTACAAAATGATACAATAAAACTTTCTGTTCAGCCAAATCTTTCGGTTGGAATAGGTACTTCTAGTTCCGTTTATGTTTCATATTATGCCGCTAAGAAGCAACTTATTTTCAATCCAATTGGATTCACTTCTGTTGGAATTAATACGCTCAATAATACCATTAATCTACCAAATCACAATTTAAATACTGGAGATAAAGTATTTTATAAGGCAGATGATTTTACAGCATCTGGATTGACAACTGGTGGATATTTCGTTTGCAGAGTTAATAATGATAATATTCAATTATCTGAGACATATAATGATAGCATAGCAAATCCACCAACTGTTGTTAGCACTGGAATTGGAACTGGTGGACGATATCAACAGATTGGACTCATAAATCCCGAAATCAAATCAATTAAAGGGAACGATTTGGTATTTAATTTATCTGATACTACTCTATCTGGATATAATTTTAAATTATATACCGATAACGAATTCAAAAATGAATTTGTTTCAATCGCAGGAACAACTACATTTAGTGTAATTGGAATCGGAAGTCTTGGATCTGCTTCAGCAACTAAAACAATTCAGTATAATTCAGAATTACCAAGCAGATTATTCTATGCACTAGAAAAATCTGGATACATCAGTACATCGGATAAAGATGTCAATAATTATTCCCAAATAACCTTTATTGATAGCATTTATAATAACAATTATTCTATTACTGGTGTAGGAACAACAACGTTTAGTTTTTCTTTACAATCACTTCCAGAAAAAACATCTTATAATGCAAGTGATTGTATAGTATTGAAATATACAACAAAGTCAAAAAATGCGACTGGTGGTGTTGATAGAGTAAGAATTATTTCTGGTGGATACAATTATAAAAAATTACCAAAAGTAAGTTATATTGATAGTCAATATGGTTCAAGTGCATATATTGTTCCAACTTCATCAACTATTGGAAAAATAAACGACGTTAAAATTATCAATCAAGGATTTGAATATGCTTCTGATAAAACTTTAAGACCTTTAGCAAGCATACCAAGTTATCTGATAATTGATTCATCAAACGCACTTACTGAAATTAATGTAGATTATGGTGGCAATTACTATTCATTTGCCCCATCTGTGGTGGCTATAAATCCAAATACTGGAAAAGAAGTAGAAGATTATGTTCTAAATGCATCTCTTAGAGGATCCAGCATTGGTAAAATCGATATTGTAAAGAGTCCAAAGGGACTTCCAGCAACTCCAATACAATTATTCACAGTAAATAATTCGAATGGAATATCGGTTGATACTATTGTAACTTCTCAGGCGGGCATTGCCACATGTACATTAGTTACCCCAGTATTAGGATTCAGTACTAGCGTTTTTGGTATTGGTGATAAAGTTTTTGTTGAAGGCATACAACAATCAGGAACAACTGGAACAGGATATAATTCAGCAGATTATGGATATAAGTTCTTTACTGTTACAAATTATCAAAATACAATTCCTGCAACGGTAGAATTCTCAGTATCTCAATACAGTAACAATCCTGGCATAGCAAAAACAATTCAAGATTCTTTTGGAAATATTGTTAAGTATAAGGATTATCCACAATTTACAATTTCACAGGAACCATCAACATTTATACTTGGAGAAAAATTAGCATCTTCTACTGGATCAGTATTTACTGAAAGAGATCTGATTGTTACTGAGTATAATGTAGACTCAATAAAGGCAACTGGATCATATTCACTTGCAACTGGAGAACGCATTAAGGGTATTATATCTGGATCTGTTGCTACAATTAGTAGTGTGATATCTAGAGAAGGAAGATTTGAAACCGATTATTCAACAAAAAATAATTATGATTGGATTGATGAGGTAGGAAGATTGAATGAGGATGTTCAAGTAGTAAATGATAGCAACTACTATCAAAATCTTTCATATACCATAAAGAGCCCAATTCAATATGAAGAACTAAAAACATCTGTAAATTCTTTACTGCACACTACTGGATTGAAGAATTTTGCAGATACTCAAGTACAATCAACTGCAAGAAGTGGGATTGGTTCTACCGATGGAACGCTCATTATCTATGACATTCAAAGTGAAAATAGAGTAGATACAATCAATTCTTTTGATCTTGCTATTGATATAAACGTATCTAATAATAAATCCAAATTCTTAAAACTCAAAAATAAAAAATTATCTAGTTATATTGAATGTAGAACAAATAGGGTTCTTCAGGTAGATGATGTATCATCACAATTTACAAATAATGATGCAGCAGCTGTTGGTTATACGGATTTGGTTACTTACAATCTTCCAGATAATTTTGGAACATATCTGGTTCAGATTATCAATACATCGAAGAGTAGATACCAATTTACTGACTTAGTAGTTCTTGTAGATAATGATTACAACGTCTTTACTCTTCAAAGACAAACTTTAAATAATTCCACAATTAAAGTTGCAGATCTTGATGGTTATATTGATGATTCTTTGAACACGATTAGTTTGAGATTTACTCCTTTGGATCGTTTTAATGAAGATTATGATATTAAAATGATTAAATCTAGTTTTCCTGGAGCAAGTATCGGAATAGGAAGCACAAGTGTGGGATTTGTTAAGTTAACAAATTCAGGATCTTATGTTTCCTCTGGAGTTACTACATCAATTGTATCAGTAGCAACAACAACCAATTATAGATCTTTCTATGGAACATTCCAAATAATTGATGATGTTACCAACTATATGGATTTTGTTGAATTGTATATGACCTATGATGGTCAAGATACATATATGACTCAATATTATTACGATACAAGTTCACTGTCAAATAATTATTCAAGTCAATTTATAGGAACTTTTGGGGCATCGGTTTCATCTGGTGTTTTATCAATAAACTATACTAATGATACCTCAAATTTAGTTACCATAAATTCGAAAATAGTTGGATTTGGAACAACTTCTATTGGAATTGGAACTTATAGATTCTTGGTTTCTGGTCAAGGTGCTGGATTTGAAAGATCAGCAAGATATGAATCATTATATTCAAGAGTTTCGACTGCTTCGACAATTATTTCATATTCTATTACTGATGTAGGTTGCTTTAAGGCAAAAGTTAATTTGAGTGTTGGATCAACCAGTGAGCTACATCAGATTATGTTTATGTCTGATGGTGTTGATGGTTACATATCCCAATATCCAATTTTGTCTAACAAAGACACTACAGGAATTGGAACTTTTGGTACAGTTTATTCACCACTTTACAACCAACTTTTATTCTATCCAAGTTCTAGTTTGGGTGGAGCAACTGTTGAAGTTAAAATTTATAATGAAGTATTTTATATTGATGCTGATTATAGTAATCTTCCACCAAATTTGGTATATGGTACTGGTGAAGATTCCTTTACGATTAATCCATATAATGGATTGAATGCAAGAAGAATTAATAAATTGGACTTTGATATGAATTATCAAGGTATTCCAATCTATAAAAAAACATTTGATCCATCAAATGGAGTTCAATTAAATCCATCTACTGGAGTAATTACAATTCCAAATCACTTCTTCAATACTGGCGAAGAATTGATTTACAACCCCGCAACAACTTTCTTAGGTATTGGTGTTACTGCTGTTGGGATAGGTTCTACACTAAGCTATACTGGTGTTGTAACTTCATTCTTACCACCAAGAGTATATCCAATCAAACTGGATAATAATAATTTCCAATTAGCTACAAGAAAAGAATATGCACAATCTGGCATTTACGTTACATTCACATCTTTTGGATCTGGAAATGCCCATGAATTAGAGATGACCAAGAAATTGGAGAAATCCTTACTCACAATTGATAGCGTTGTTCAAGCACCTCTTGCATATTCATTACTAGATTATACCTTAAAGTATAATTCTGATTTGGTAGGAATTAGTAGAACTGGTATTATTGGAGTAAGCACCAATTTAATTACTGGAATCAATACTTCTGGTATAGTAGTTGGTAAATTAATAGGTTCTGTTGGAATAGTATCTTCTGGTGCTCAAGTAACATCAGTTGGGATTGGAAGTTTGACAATTAATAAAACTTCACTGCAAGGAATAAGTACAACAACAACATTTAATTTTGATGGTGGAGTTGGTGCTGGTAATACTTATCTTTCAATTAGCGGAATTTCTTCCATTAAGCCAACAGATCTTCTCAAAATTGATGATGAATATGTAAGAGTTGTTTCTGTTGGACTTGGTACAACTAGTGGAGCACCTATTACTGGTCTCGGAACTTATTATATTCTCAATATTCAAAGAGGATATGCTGGAACTATTGCAACTGCACACTTTAATGATACGCCAATTCCACTTTATAGAGGATCATATAATATTGTTGGAAACAAAGTATGGTTTACAGAGTCTCCAAGAGGAAATGCGGTAACAAAGAGAGATATTAGTAATTTAGAACAAGCAAAATCCTCATTTACTGGAAGAGTTTATCTCAGAAAAGATTATACTACAAATACATTGTATGATAATATTTCAGAGAAATTTACTGGAATCGGTCAGACTTATATTCTGACACTGAATGGACTGAACACCACTGGAATTGGATCCACTGGTGGTAATGGAATTCTCTTCATTAATAGTATTTTCCAAACCCCATCAACACAAAACAACACTGGAAATAACTTCAGTGTTGTTGATAATGCATCTCTTGGAATTACTAGTGCAGTGTTTAGTGGAATTACTTCAACAAATGGTCAAATTATTAAATCCGATGCTGATGTAAATCAAAATCAACTTCCAAGAGGTGGTATTATTGTTTCCTTAGGATCTAGTGAAGGATCTGGATATGCACCTTTAGTGGGCGTTGGAAGCACTGGAATTCAGATTAAACTTAGTGGTGGGTCAATTTCTTCAATTGGGTTTACAACTTCCTTCATCGTTGGCGTAGCGGTCACTGGATTAATTGGAATTACAACCAATAAGATTACAGGCATTACTACTAATTCAATTTCTGTTGGACAACAAATTCAAGCGATTGGTGTTGTCACAACTGGAACTTACGTAACTTCGATTGGTTTTGGAACTATTTTCATCAACAGTAACTCAACTAATGCAGTTGGAATAGCAACAACATTTGCATTCAGATCAGAACCAAACTTTGGATCTGGATATTTTGGAACGGTATCTATTGGAATATCCGATCCAACTGGATCTGGAGCAGTAGTTTATGGAAGAGTTGGTTCTGGTGGATCTATTTCTGGATTTATAATTCAGAATGGTGGATCTGGATATACAAATCCTTATGCTCAAGTTGCACCACCAAGTTATGAAAATCTTCCAATCATTGGTGTTTCCAGATTAAGCCTAGGATCAACTACTGATACTGGAGTAGGGTTGCAGATGAATGTGGTTGTTGGACCAAATGCATCTGGACTAACAATTATTTCCAACAGAAATGCTGATGCATCCAATTTAATTCTTTCCAATAAACAGTTAATTGCAGAAGTTGCAGTGGGAAGAATGTTAGCTGCTTATCCAACATTTGTAATTCCTGGTGGAAATCAAAATTGTGTTGAAGATGTGGTAACAGTATTAGAATGTATTGCTTATAACTTGAAATATGGTGGAAATAGTAGAGTATATGATGCCGCTAAGATTTATATTGACAACCAATATCTTGCCGGTGAAGAGGCACAATCAATATATGCCTTTGTTCAAGCAAGGGATATGGCAATCCAAGCAATGACAAACCAAGCGATTACAATTGGTGGTTATTCAACACAATCTCAATATTTTGATTATACTATTATTCCAGATCCATTAACAGGATTTAATACTAGCCCAGCATCTTGTGCAGATGTTGCTTCTGCAATTACTCAATTCGTTGGTATTGTTACTTATGCAATTGGAACCAATACTTTACCAGTAACTAAGACTGGAGTTGCCTCAACACTCTTTGATGTACAATCATTTAAGATTACTAGACCTGGTTATGGTTTCCAAATCGGAGATGTATTTAAACCAGTTGGTCTTGTGACTGCAAAAGGTCTCTCTGTACCAGTTAAAGAATTTAAATTGACTGTTTTAAGCACATTCAGTGATTCATTTGCTGCTTGGCAATTTGGTGAAATGGATTATATTGATTCCATCAAAGCAATGCAAGATGGTAGCAGAACAAGATTCCCACTTTATTATAATTCTCAGTTATTGAGTTTTGAAACTAATACCAATGATCAGGATTCTGCCAACATTGATCTTGGACCAATTCTACTCATCTTTGTCAATGGTATTGTTCAGGCTCATGGAGATACTTATCAATTTGATGGTGGTTCATCATTTGTATTCAAATATCCACCATTACCAGAAGATAATATTGCTATTTTCTTCTATAGAGGGACAAGAAATCAAGATAGTGTTTTAGTATCAGTTAATGAAACTCTTAAGAGAGGAGATAGTGTTCAATTATTCAAAAATCCAATAGTTTCTGGAATCACAACTACTCAAAATTCAAGACTGATTTCATACATTTCTGCTTCTGATAAGGTTGAGACTAACATCTATGCAGACCAAGGAGTTGATGCTACAAACTATAAGCCATTTAGTTGGACGAAACAAAAAGTTGATTCTAAGATCAATGGTGAAATCGTTAGAAAAACTAGAGATTCAATTGAAGGATCTGTTTATCCATCTGCAAGAATTATTAAGGATTTAAAATCTTCTGATACTGAACTGTTTGTGGATGACGCCAATTTCTTCAAATATGAGCAAAATCAAACAGCAGCATATTCAAGCCCATTATCACCAATTACAATTGGTAGTTTTGGTGCATTGATTGTTAGTGGAAAAGATGATCCAGTATCTGCAGCATTAACCGCAACAGTTTCTGCTGCTGGAACAATTTCAGCATTAACAATTACTAATGCTGGATCTGGATATACTGGAACAACAATACCAGTCAAAATTGCTCGCCCAAGAGTTATTGGTGTTGGTATTGGATCAACAGCAACTGCAACGGTAAGTATTTCAAATGGAAGTATTTCTTCCCCAGTAATTACTAATGCTGGATTTGGATATACCAGAAGCAATCCACCTCAAGTAATTGTCGCATATCCTAGCCCAATTTTTGAAAAAATTAGCGGGGCATCCTTAGTACAAGGTTTCTCTGGAATTATCACTGGAATTGGAACAACAACAGGAACAAGTGGAAATCCACTTGCACTCAGGTTCTATTTAAATGTAACTTCTCCAAATTCATTCCCATCAGGATTGTCTACTGGATATCCAATTTATATTTCTGATACAATTGTTGGTAGAGGAGTAACGTCAATTGATAATAGTGATAATGCAGTTGTTGGAGTAGGAACTACCTACGTCAATAATATCTACTATATTAAATCATTAAGTTATGTTTCTGCTGGATCAACTAATGCGGAGATAGTTTGTAATATTAGATCAACCACTTCTGTGGTTGGTTTATCAACTAGTGGAACTAAATTTGCTGGAAGATTCTCTTGGGGAAGAATTTCTGGATTTGGTAGGGCAACAAATCCCATTTCAATTGGAGTAAGTGGTTACACTATAACTTCTGGATTGACCACATTTGCATCGATTCAAAGACGTGGGTATGGATTAAGGGATATTGGACCACTTAAAAAGGATCTTGGTTAATTATAAATAGTGAAAAAACTACAATAATATGTCAGCAATTGTAACCGATCAATTTAGAATTCTCAATGCAAGTAACTTTGTAGATTCTATTGATAATACTAATAATTCTTATTATGTATTTCTGGGGCTACCAAATCCAACTGCCGTAGGATTTGGTAGAACTACTGATTGGGATACAAATACTCCTGACCCAACAGATAGTATAAATTATCTTAATCATTCTCACGATACTATCGTATTTGGTAAGAAACTGACTAGTGCAAACGTAAGAAGAGTTATAAGAAGAATTGATTGGTCTAGAGGATCAAAATATGAAATGTATCGCCATGATTATAATATTACAAACCAATCCCCACTAACACAATCCAGTAGACTTTATGATGCCAATTATTATGTTCTAAATTCTGAGTATAAACTTTATATCTGCATTGATAATGGTTCCTCAGGGATTACTACGGGTGGAAATGCTTCTCAGGATGAACCAACCTTTACTGACCTAGAACCATCTGCAGCAGGTTCTAGTGGTGATGGATATCTCTGGAAGTACCTATACACAGTATCTCCAAGTGATATTATCAAATTTGATTCTACTGAATATATTTCGGTCCCAAATAGTTGGCAGTCCTCAACTGATGTGCAAGTAACTGCAGTCAGAACAAACGGCGATTCTTCGATTAATCAAAATCAAATTAAAAAGGTTTATATTGATAATCCAGGACTAGGATATGCTGGTGGAGCAAATCAATCATTTAATATTATTGGTGATGGATCTGGAGCATCTATTATTTTAGATGTAAGCACTATTGGACAAATTTCTAATGCTAGAGTTTCTTCTGGTGGAAATGGATATACTTATGGTATGGTAGATCTTGGAAGCATTAGTGCAACAGCAACACAAGCAGCCAAGTTAATCCCAATTATACCACCATCAAAGGGTCATGGTTATGATATTTACACTGAATTGGGTACTGATAGAGTCCTAGTATATGCAAGATTTGATGATTCTACAAAAGATTATCCAATCGATACAAAATTTGCCCAAATTGGCATATTAAAAAATCCAACATCATTTGGTTCAACAGCAACATTTACCGATAACCAGTTTTCTGGATTATATTCAATCAAATTAAATCAATCATCAATTACAGGAACAGTATCTGTTGGTGATAAAATTACTCAAACCGTTACCGGTGGTACGGGTGGAGTAATTGGAACCGCAGTTGGTTATGTTGCATCATATGATACTGAAACAAATGTTGTCAAGTATTTTAGAGATAGATCACTTTATTTCAATTCAACCAAATTGGATGAAACTGATTATAAAACTGTTTCATCACAAGCAAAGGTTTTATCATTCGAATCATCTTCATATCCAATTGTGAAAGATGTTGGTGGATTTTCAGCATCTGTAGATACTAGTTTTAGTGGAGTTACTACATCACTTTCTACAGGTAAAATAATAAGTTTAGGAACTCAATTTACAAATGGTCTTTCAAATCCTGAGATAAATAAATCATCGGGAGATATCATATACATTGATAACAGACCCTTGGTATCAAGAAACTCCAGACAAAAAGAAGACGTTAAAATTATCCTGGAATTTTAAAAAATGGCTCAAAAAACCAATTTAAATGTTAGCCCATATTATGATGATTATGACTCTAATAAAGATTTTTATAAAGTCCTATTCAATCCAGGTAGACCAGTTCAGGCTAGAGAATTAACTACCTTACAGTCAATTCTACAAAATCAGATTGAAAAATTTGGAAGCAACGTCTTTAAAGATGGGTCTGTAGTTATTCCGGGAAATATTGCATATGATTCACAATTTTATGCAGTTAAGTTAAATCCAACCAACTATGGTGTGGATATTTCTCTGTATATTGAAAAATTAATTGGTAAGAAAATTACAGGACAGGATTCGGGAGTTAGTGCTCGTGTTCAATATGTCTCATTCCCAGATGGAGCAAATATTGAATATATTACAATATATGTAAAATATCTAGATTCTGATTCTAATTTCAAGTTCAACCCATTTATGAATGGGGATATACTTGTTTGTGAAGATAATATAACTTATGGAATTACAACTATAAATTCTGGCACTCCATTTGCATCTGCAATTGCATCTGATGCGACAGCAATTGGATCTGCAGCATCTATTAATGATGGAATTTATTTCATTAGAGGATTTTTTGCAAGGGTTTCCAAGCAAACAATAGTTCTTGATGAGTACACAAATACTCCATCATATAGAATTGGATTAAGAATTGATGAGGAAATAGTCAGTGCAAAAGATGATTCTTCATTATATGATAATGCAAAGGGATTTTCCAACTATGCAGCTCCAGGAGCAGATAGATTTAAAATCAATTTAACCCTCATTAAAAAAGAACTTACAGATCTGAATGATACAGATTTTGTTGAGTTAATGAAGGTTGAAAGGGGGCAAATTAAAAAGTTTCAAGTAAAGAGTAGTTATAATATAATTAGAGATTATCTTGCACAAAGAACTTATGATGAATCCGGAGATTATACAGTTACTCCATTTACTGTTTCTGCAAATAACTCTTTAAATAATAGACTTGGAAATGATGGTTTATTCTTTGATAATGAAAAAACAGATAGTGGAAATGTTCCATCAGATGATTTAATGTGTGTTAAAATTTCCCCTGGTAAAGCATATGTTAGGGGATATGATATTGATAAGGTAGGAACAACAATTATCGATGTCAATAAACCAAGAGATACTCAAACAGTAGGTCAAATTAACGTTCCATTTAAGGTAGGAAGTCTATTAAGAGTTAATAACGTATATGGTCCAGTAAAAAGAAAGGGTACTGTAGAACTTTATAACCAAAGAAAAAGTTCTTATAGTGCATCTTCTGGAACAGGCATTAAAATTGGTGATGCTAGAATTTTAGAACTTAATGTAACTGATGTAAATTATTCTGCCTTCTCAACAAACTGGGATTTGTATCTTTATGATATTCAAACTTATACTCAACTGACTTTAAACCAAGCAGTTGGGGTAGAACTTCCCGCAACTTCTTTTATTAAGGGAAAAAATAGTGGAGCTACTGGATATGCGGTAAGTGCGGGTACTAACTCAACTTTAATTTCACTAAGACAAGTATCTGGATCCTTTTTACCAGGAGAACAAATTATTATCAATGGTATTGAAAACTATTCAAGATCCATCGTATCTGTAAAAGATTTTGGTAATCAGGATATCAAATCCGTTTATCAGAGTACAGCAGTATCTGGTTTGCCAGTAGCATTTACTGCAGATTGTTTCTTGGATACCATCAATGGTAGTGGATTTAATGGATTGGATAGAATAACAATTTCTTTTGATGCCTCCGGAAATGCGACTGCAGCATGTCCCGGAAAAGTATTTTCGGGTATTAAAACTGACGCTGTTATTAGATATCAAAGACCTGGATTTACTACAGAAACTTATAATAGAGTTTCGGCAATATCTCCAACAGGACTAACAATGAATCTAGTTGGAGTAACAACTGTTACTGGAGTTTGTGATGGCGGGGTTGGAGTTTCAACTGGCATTGGATTTGCTCTTGGAGTATCACAAATAAGAAATCAGGATAAATTAGGTCTTTATATTCCATTACCAGATAAAAATGTATCTTCTGTAAATCTAAGTGGGTCCAATATTTCTATTGTAGATCAGATTACTGGACAAACAACAAGTGCGGGTGGAAGTTTGACTTTCAACCTATCATCATTAACTAGTGGAATTACTAGCGCATTTTTCTTGCCATTTACACAAGAAAGATATTCCGTTTTCTATGCCAATGGTGGTATTGGAACCATTACGTCGGACCAATTCTCAATTAGTGGAAATAACGTAACTTTCAGTGGATTAAGTGCCAGCCAATCTAATGTTGTTGTCAATGTTTCTTTATTGAAGAGTGGAATTAAGAGTAAAGTTAAAACATATACAAGAAGCCAAACCTTAACTGTTAATCTTTCAAAATATCTCCAATCTGGAACAGGTATAAACACATCAATTAATGATGGACTTACATACAATCAATATTATGGATTAAGGGTACAAGATGAAGAAATATCTTTAAATTATCCCGATGTTGCAAACATCATTGCAGTTTATGAATCATTAGATCAGAGTGCTCCAGTTCTCGATAATCTGTCATTTAGTTCGGTCGTTAATGTTGATTCTAATGCAATTGTTGGAGAGACTATTTTTGGTAATACAAGTAAAACTATTGCAAGGGTAGTTTTAAAATCTCCTAATGTAACTTCAAATACAATAAGTGTTGTATATCAAAATGCAAATAGATTTTTAGCAAATGAATCTGTAACCTTTAAGGAATCCAATATTACAACAAATATTCAAACTATTACCCTAGGAAAATATAAGGACATTAGCAATAACTATACACTAGATAAAGGTCAGAAAGAACAGTTCTATGATTATTCGAAACTTGTACGAAATAATAATGTATTAGAACCAACTAGACAACTTTATATTGTTTTTGATTATTATTCAATCCCATCTAGCGATGATGGTGACCTTTTCACAGTCCTAAGTTATGATAGAAATAGATATCTCAATGATATCCCATCACTTGGTGTAAATAATATTGTAAGAGCAACTGATACTTTAGATTTTAGACCAAGAGTTAATCAATTTACAGGATCTGCAGCTTCACCATTTGACTTTTCACAAAGAAATTTTGGAACTTCACCAAAAGTAATTTTTTCTCCTATTGAAAGTTCATTATTAGGATACGATTATTACCTAGGTAGAATTGATAAATTATATTTGGATAAAAATGGTGAATTTGTTCTGAAAAAAGGAACTTCAGCAAGAGTTCCACAGGCGCCAACAAATAAAGATGAAGTAATGGAAATTGCAACCATTACTTTACCACCATACCTATATGACCCAAATAGTGTAAATATCTCTCTTGCCGATAATAGAAGATATACAATGAGAGATATTGGGAAAATTGAGACTAGAGTTCAAAATCTAGAAAGAGTTACTTCACTTTCACTATTGGAAGTAAGTACCCAAACTCTTCAAGTTCAGGACGCATCTGGTCTCAATAGATTTAAGAGTGGATTTTTTGTAGATGATTTTAAAGATTCTTCTCTGGTCAATCCTACATTTTCTTCAATCGAAGTTGATCCTGATGAAAAAGAATTAAGACCCATTATCAGTAGAAATAGTCTTAAGAGCCAAATTGCTCCTGCAACTTCAGTTATTGATGAAAATTTGGATCTTGATTCTGATTTCAATCTTTTAGATTCAAATGTACAGAAAACTGGCAATGCAGTAACCTTAAAATATACTGAGACATCTTGGTTACAACAACCATTGGCAACTCAGATTGAAAACGTTAATCCATTTAATGTGGTTTCATATAATGGAAATATAAGACTATCGCCTGCGAGTGATAGTTGGGTAAGAACTATTAAGGTTCCACATATAACAGAAGTTGAGAGACATGTTTGGTTATATGCAACAGGAACTAGACAAACTCTATATTGGGAAACTAATGTAAGTACATCAAATGTTTTTATAGGTAGTGGTTCCGATACTTATATGAGATCTCGCAACACTCAATTTGTTGCAGAAAACTTAAAACCATCAACCAGATTTTATCAATTCTTTGATGGAAATGGGTCTGTTGATTTTGTACCAAAACTAATTGAAATTTCCCCATCCTCTTCACTAACAACTTATGGTGCTTCTAAAGCATTTACAGTTGGAGAGACTGTCATCGGTAGTTTTGGTGGTTCCAATCTGATTACTTTTAGAGTTGCTTCACCAAACCATAAATTTGGTCCATATAATGCACCAACAACAACTTATAATATCAACCCATATTCATCATCACAATCTCTAGAAACAACAAATTATAGTGCATCTTCAAATGTATTGAATGTTGATACATATTCAATTTCTGAGGAAGCTCAGGGTAAATATTCTGGATATGTTGTTACTGGAATGAAATTAGTTGGGCAAACTAGTGGTGCTGTTGCATATGTAAAAGATCTCAGATTAATTTCCGATAACTATGGAGATCTCATTGGAACATTTTTCCTTAGAGATCCAAATGCCGATCCGGCACCAGCTATTAGAATTAGTACTGGAACTAAAACTTATAAACTGACAACAAGTTCAACAAATCAATCACCAATTCCAGGTGATTATCAATCATCATCCGCACAACAACAATATAAATCTGAAGGAACATATGACTTATATCGTCAAGATATAACTATCACAAGAACAGAATACTATGTTGATCCTTTAGCGCAAAGTTTTAGTGTTGGTGGAAATATTGAATCTCCTGATGCAAATGGATTTACAGATGATGACAAAGGAGTATTTTTAACATCAGTAGATCTCTTTTTCCAATCAAAGGATACTGGAAATGCAACGGTAACTGTTGAGGTAAGAACAGTTGAACTTGGAACGGTCACAACAAATAGAATAGGAGATCCTGTTGTTCTTCGCCCAGCGGATGTTAATATCTCTAATGATGCATCATCGGTAACAAACGTCAAATTTAAGTATCCAATTTATCTTGCTCCAGGAAGAGAGTATGCTATTGTTCTCTTATCACCTCAGAGTGATGCTTATAATGTTTGGATTGCTGAGATGGGCAAGAAAACTGTCAATGCATCGGGATCTAATGCAAATAGTGTAATCTATAGCAGACAATTTGCTCTTGGCAGTTTGTTCAAATCGCAAAATGGATCAATCTGGACAGCAAATCAATATCAAGATTTGATGTTCAAACTTTATAAAGCTGAGTTTAGTTTGACTTCTGGTACTGCATTCTTCTATAATCCAACATTAAATGAAAGTAATGGATATATTCCAGTACTGGAAGTTAATCCAATAAGAACATTACCAAGAAACTTAAAAGTTGGTATTACGACGACTATTTCTTCACCTATGATTGGTATTCTAACCACAGGAAGAAAGGTTGGTGATGCTTCGAAGCCATATAACTATGGATATATTGTTGGTACTGGTTCTTCAGCAATTTCTGTTGGCGTTCTTACTGGTGGATTAAACTACACCAACCAAGCAAACGTAAGTACATACACAATTACAGGAAATGGTTCTGGACTAACACTGAATATTACACAAACTGGTGGTGTTGTAACTGGTATAACTGTAGCAACTGGTGGTAATGGATATGCTCTCGGTGATGTTGTTGGTATTGTTACTTCTTCTGCTGGCAGCACTGGATTAAATGCTAAATTAACTGTTTCGGATAATGGTGGTAAGGTTGATACTCTTTACTTGTCTTCAGTTCAGGGACAATCATTTACGCCATCTGCAGCTCTCGTTTATTATGACAACTCAGGAACTGCAATTGGACTTGGAACTACAACAATTTTAACCTCATCGTCGTATTCAAACCAATATAGTGGGAATTATATTAAGGTTAATCATCTTGATCATCAAATGTATTCTCCAACTAATAAGTTGGTATTAAATAACATCCAATCAAATATTGTACCTACAACACTAGCATCTCCTCTAAATATCGGCGACACTACAATTAGTGTTGCTGATACTTCAAGATTTACAACTTTTGAAGGTGTATCTGTTGCATCTACAAACCCAGGATATATTAAGATTGATAATGAAATAATTCAATATCAATCTATCGGACAGGGATCTTTACAAACAATTACTAGAGGTCAAGACTCCACAACAATTGAAGACCATGCAACAAGTGCAAATGTTTATAAGTATGAACTCAATGGAGTTTCTCTGAGAAGAATTAATAATGTAACACAATCAATTGGTTCTCTGAATATAGATATTGATAGTTACTATGTACCTATTGATTTCTCAGCAAATGGTATCAATAGAACTGCTGACAATACTCCTTCGGGATTCCCACAACTATCCTTTGTTGATGAAAGAACTTTGGGTGGTTCTAAAGTTACTTCTACTGAAAATATTCAATTCAATTCATTATTCCCCAAATATAATATTATTTCCCCAGCAAATTATACTTCGGCAACCGCACAAATTAGAACAGTAAGCGCCACAAGTGCTTCTGGAACTGAAGTATCCTTTGTTGATCAAGGATTTGAACCAGTTGAATTGAATAAAAATAATAGATTAACTTCTGTTAGGGCAGTATGTTCCAAGGTTAATGAGAATACTTATTTAACCACTTTACCAAGAAATAAATCATTTACAACTGGAATTACTTTACAGACAACACATCCAAATCTTTCTCCGATTATTTTCTTAGATACCGCTTTTACAGAATTCAGAAGCAATCGTATTAATCAACCAATTACTGATTATGCTTTTGATAACAGAGTTAATTCTGCAGTTTATGATCCAAATGCTGCAATTTATGTTTCCAATCTAGTTAAGTTACAAAATCCAGCAACTTCCTTGAAAGTTATCTTCTCCGCATATAGGCATTCATCTGCAGATATCAGAGTACTTTATTCTCTTGTAAAACCAGATTCTACGGAAGTTAGCACAGTATTTGAACTATTCCCAGGATATGATAATTTGACCAATACAAGCTCACCAGATAGCTATCTGTATAATGTGGTTGATCCTCTCAAAAATAATGGGCGTCCAGATAAATTTATTCCTGCAAGTGTTGCTGATGAATTTATTGAATATGAATTTACTGCTCGTGATTTGGGATTATTTACTGGATATTTGATTAAAATTGTTTTTGCTGGATCGAATCAAGCATATCCACCAAAAATTAAAAATCTCAGAACCCTTGCAGTCAGATGATGATTCCAGTGAAAGATCATCCTCATCTCTACAGGGATGAGGAAAGTGGGGCTATAGTCAATTGTGACGATAGGTCTTATAATGAATATGTAAATTCCCTAAATCAAAGGGAACATCAAAGAATAGAAATTGAATCATTAAAGAATGAAGTTAGTGAAATAAAATCTTTATTGAGGGAACTTATTAATGAAACCAGAAGAAATTGATCTATCTAGTATAGATAAAATGTTTGAGTATGAGAAGCATGCTCGCTTTATTGATAACTTAAGTCAAGAGGAATTGAGAGATTTTGCAAAATTATATTGCAAAATGTATCTTCATCAGCAGGAAGTCATATCAATGCTATCTAAGTCTTCATTATAAATACAATACAGGATCTTTTTTGAGAAAATGGCAGTATATGCAGCAAATATTGTTATTGAGCAAGGATATGACTTTTATACAAACTTTGAATTAGAAGATGCTGCCAATAACCAACCAAAAAATTTGGTGGGTTATGGGGTAACTGCTCAAGTGAGAAAAACTTACAGTAGCACAAATTCGGTTTCCTTTGCTTCTTCAATTGCAAATGCTTCTAACGGAGTCATTTCAATTTCCTTGACTTCAACTCAGACATCAGCATTAAAACCTGGTAGATATGTTTATGATGTAATGCTTCAGCAAGGTGGTCTTGGATCATCTTATGATAAAACAAAAGCAGTTGAAGGTATGGCATTAGTTAGAGGAGGGGTAACTCGATAATGTCAAATATTAAAGTCAGAATAGGTGCTCAAACAGCAACCAGAGTATTATCTACAGGATCTGTCCCAACTCTTTTTACAAAATTATTTGATGTAGATGCATCCGTACTTGAAGATGGTGCAATTGCTGTTTATCATGCTTCAACACAAAAATTTGTGACTCAGAGAACTTTAAATCTTGATAGTTTAGTTGTAAAAAATATAGAAATTGATGGCGACGTTACAATTACAGAAATAGATGGAGGAACCTACTGATGGCAAAACCAGCTACCAGACAAGATTTAATTGATTACTGTTTAAGAAGACTAGGTGCTCCAGTACTAGAGATTAATATTGATGATGATCAAATTGATGATCTAGTTGATGATGCTCTTCAGTATTTCCACGAACGCCATTTTGATGGTGTGGAGAGAATGTACCTGAAATATAAGGTTACACAGGCAGATGTAGATAGGGGAAAAGCGCAAAAAAATACTGGAGTTGGAATCGTAACAACAACAGCAACTGCAAATATTGCAGGATATGGTACAACAAGTTTTAATTTTTACGAAACCTCAAATTATATTCAAGTTCCAGATTCGGTCATAGGTATTGAGAAAGTATTCAAATTTGATACTAGTGACATTTCAGGTGGTATGTTTAGTATCAAATACCAATTATTCTTGAATGACTTATATTATTTCAACTCCGTTGAATTGCTACAGTATGCAATGGTTAAATCATATCTTGAAGATATTGACTTTTTACTCAAAACTGATAAACAGATAAGATTCAATAAAAGACAAAATAGATTGTATATTGATATTGATTGGTCACAAAAACTCCCAGATACTTATTTTGTTATTGACTGCTATAGAATTTTGGATCCAAATGATTTCACAAAAGTTTATAATGACAGCTTCTTAAAGAGATACTTGACAGCACTTATGAAGAGACAGTGGGGACAAAATCTTATCAAATTTAGAGGAGTTAAATTGCCAGGTGGCATTGAACTTAATGGTAGGGAAATTTATGAAGATGCAGAAAAAGAAATAGAAGATATTAGATCAAGAATGTCTATGGATTATGAATTACCACCATATGACTTTATCGGATAATGGCACTCAATCCCTTTTTCTTACAAGGTTCTTCAGGAGAACAAAATTTAGTACAGGATTTAGTCAACGAACATCTTAGAATGTTTGGAATTGAAGTATATTATATTCCAAGAAAATATATTGATAGCGATAACATTATTAAAGAAGTTAAGTCTTCAAAATTTGATAGTAATTTTATTATAGAAGCATATCTCAATAATTATGAGGGGTATGGTGCTAATTATGATATTATGTCAAAATTTGGACTTAAATTAACAAGTGAAATTACATTAACAATTTCAAAAGAAAGATTTGAGGAATTCATTACTCCATTTTTACAGGATATTCTTGCTGGAACTGAGGCAGATCCAAATCTTGATGATGGGGCAAAATTATTATTTGCAACTCGTCCAAAAGAAGGTGATTTAATTTATTTTCCACTTGGAGAAAGAGTTTTTGAAATAAAAAGAGTAGAATTTGAAAATCCCTTTTATCAATTGGGTAAAAATTATGTTTATGATCTCAAGTGCGAACTCTTTGAACTTGAAGATGAACTTATTGATACTAATATTGAAGAAATTCAAGACACTATAAAAGATGTTGGTTATATTACAACTTTAATATTGGTTGGAGCAGGAGTAACTGCAACAGCAACTGCCACCAGAGCATCTTCTGGAGTAGTGGGACAAATATACTTCAACAATGATGGATCAAATTATACTTCTACACCAACTGTAACCTTTGATGCTCCACCAGTTGGCGGACTTAGGGCAACAGCAGTGGCAATAACTACTGATTCTGTTAGATCAAAATCTATCAGTACTATCCAATTAACTAATTGTGGTTTTGGATACACCTCTGTACCAAATATTACAATTAGTGGTGGGGGTGGTACAGGTGCAGCTGCTACTGCAAGCATTGTTAATAATGCAGTATATACGATAGGTTTGACAACTGCTGGAAGTAACTATTACACCGTTCCTACGGTAACTATTGCACCTCCTGTTGGATCTGGAAAGACTGCAACAGCAATTGCTACTATTTCCAATGGAGTTATAAGTGGATTTAGAATTACTAATGCTGGAGCTGGATATTCTACTAATCCTACCGTTACAATTTCATCTCCACCAGCGACCGGAATAGGTACATTTCAGAATAATGAAGAAATTGTTGGGTCTATTTCTGGTACAAGAGCATTTATTAAGAGTTGGAAAAATCAAAGTGGTGAAAAAGTTCTTAAAGTATCAATAAATACTGGTAAATTCTATCCAGGAGAGACTGTCATAGGAGTAGCCTCTTCTGCGATATATAGTGTTAAATCTTTTGAGGCATATGATCTTTATGATCCATATGCAGAAAACGTACAAATTGAAACGGCGGCAGATCAAATTTTAGATTTTTCAGAATCAAATCCATTTGGTAATTATTAATGTTAGGAACCTACTATTATCACGAAATTATAAGAAAAACCATTATTGGTTTTGGAACTTTATTTAATGAGATTTATATCAGACATAAAGATGCTCAGGACGGCACTTTATCTGAAATGAAGGTTCCTCTTGCATATGGTCCCACACAGAAGTTTCTTGCAAAAATTCAACAGCAACAGGAATTAAGCAAGCCAATTGCAATGACATTACCAAGAATGTCATTTGAGATGGTGTCCATACAATATGATGCAAGTAGAAAGTCTGGTGTTACTCAAAATTTTAAAGCTAGTGATGGTGTGAATTTAAAGAAAGTTTATATGCCAGTTCCATACAATATTGGATTTGAATTATCGGTTCTTACCAAATTAAATGATGATGCTCTTCAAATTGTTGAACAGATTCTACCATATTTCCAACCATCTTTTAATATAACAATTGATTTAGTTGAATCAATTGGAGAAAAAAGAGATATTCCTATTGTATTGAATAATGTCTCATTTCAAGATGATTATGAAGGAGATTTTTCCACAAGACGATCATTGATTTATACTTTTGGATTTACTGCCAAAACTTATCTATTCGGTCCTGTTGCGGCGACTACTGATGGTCTCATTCGTAAGGTTCAAGTTGATACATATGCGGGAACTGATATTAATACTTCCACCCGTGAAATGAGATATACAGTAACTCCAGATCCTCTTAATGCTGGACCAGATGATGACTTTGGATTTAATGAGACAATTCAAATATTCTCCGATTCCAAAAAATTTAGCCCAACTCAACAAAAAGATATTTGATTATTGAACTATGGACGATGTTATTGGCAAAGCTTTAAATATAGAAGCAAGCATTGTTGAGGTAGATAACTCTTCTTCTGATGTTGAAGTTGTTAAGCCAACTTCTAATGATATTAAAAAAGATTATGAGTATAGTAGGGCAAATTTGTATTCTTTGATTGAAAAGGGTCAAGAAGCAATTAATGGAATTATGGAACTTGCCGGAGAAGGAGGAAGTGCAAGGGCATATGAAGTTGCGGGACAACTCATTAAGAGTGTTGCGGATACAACTGATAAGTTAATTGACTTACAAAAAAAACTAAAGGATATTGAAGAAGACAGTCCAAAGACAACAAATAATGTCACTAATACTGCCCTATTTGTTGGATCAACATCTGAATTATCAAAAATACTTAAACAAGGTTTTCTAAATAATAAAGAGTAAAGGTTAGAATACATTGGATCATCTAAAGCCTCATAAATCTGTTGAGCAGATTGCAAAGAAGCACCGCCTTGAGGTTTCCTTTGTAAAGCATCAACTTGAGATGGGTATTCCTATTGAGCACGAGCACACAAAGGATAAGGTTTTAGCAACTGATATTGCTTTACAGCATTTGGATGAAATTCCAGACTATTATACTCGTTTGAAAAAAATGGAAGCAGATGCTAAAAGGCATCATAAAAAGTTTAAGGATGTAAAAGAAGAAACTAAGTCTGGAGATCAAGGTCTTCACGACTGGTTTGGTAAATCAAAATCTTCTGACGGTAAAAAGGGTTGGGTTCAGTTAGGTGGAAAATTTGCAGGAAAACCTTGTGCTCGTCAAGAAGGACAAACTTCTACTCCAAAATGTGGTAGTTCTAAGATGGCAGCAAATCTTTCTCCAGAAGAAGAAGAAAAAGCAAGAAGAAGAAAAAATAGATTAGATCCAAATCAACCAGAAAAAACTGGGGCATCAAAACCAACAAATGTAAGGACGGAAGAAATGAATCTCCAAGAAGTAAAGGATAAAGCAAGCAAAGGCAGTGGTAAAAAAGATGCTTGCTATAATAAAGTAAAATCAAGATATGATGTTTGGCCTAGTGCATATGCTTCTGGGGCACTCGTTAAATGTCGTAAAGTTGGTGCTGCAAATTGGGGAACAAAAAGTGAAGCGGCAAATCCTGCTCAACAAGCAGCAATCGCAATCAATATGAAGAAAAAGGGAATCAAACCAAAATCAGAAATGAAAGAAGATTGTTGGGATGGATATGAAGCAAAGGGTATGAAGAAAAAGGGCAAAAAGATGGTTCCAAATTGTGTTCCTGTTAAGGAAGAAACTGGGATGGTAAGATATTGTCCAAAATGTAAAAAAGAAGAAACAAGTTCGGAATGTAAATATGGTTCCAAGTATTGGGATATGTTCTCAATGCCAATTAAATTGAAAGATTATGATGGAAATTCTCCACATCCAGGAAACTTTCCAGAAGCATACGATCACGAGTATTCAATGGCTCGTTCTGAGATTTCTACAATTATTGGTGCGGCAAAGAGACTGAGAAAAAAAATTAGTAAGGGTGAAGGTAATATTGAGGCTTGGGTTCAATCAAAAATTACCAAAGCAGCAGATTATCTTGATGCCGCAGCTGATTATGTTGATAGTGGTGAAATGAAAAAGGAAAGTGTATCTATTGAAGATGCTAATGGAAATCATTATGCAGAATTTATTGATATTATCAAACCAGAACCACTGAAGGCAAGTAAGGGTATCGGAAGTCAATTGGTTAGTGAAGAACCTGGAGATGGATACATTGGACCTGCAAGATTGGGAATTAAAAACCCATTAGCATCTAATGCTACTAGAGCAGCTGCCGATAAAAAAAGATCAGCGGGTCAATCCAAAGAAGGTGGTTTAGTAGGTAGGTTGCAACAAAGGGCAGATGCAACTGATGCTGCTATCAAGATGCTCAATCAATCATATTATCCAGAAAGAAAATCGTTTAATCAATTTATGTCTGAGGCATCACCCGCTTGGCAAAGAAAAGAGGGAAAGAATTCTGAGGGTGGTCTAAATAAAAAAGGAATTGCTTCTTACCGCAAAGAGAATCCTGGATCAAACCTCTCACTTGCGGTTACAACAGAACCTTCCAAATTAAAAAAAGGATCAAAATCAGCAAATCGCAGAAAGTCATTTTGTTCCCGTATGAGTGGAATGAAAAAGAAACTCAAATCGGCAAA